TTCTTCCATATTACCGTCGTAATTGTAGACGTAAGCAGTACCTTCTTGTAGTAGCTTGCCGGCTAGGTTTGGATTGATGTTTGTCGAGCTTGTTTGCTCGTAGATGTTGTAAGAGTAAAACCCCATAGGAAATTCATTTACACCTCCGGTTGCTCCGTAGAACTTAAAGCGTCCGTTTTCCGGATCTGCGGTTTCGTTGTTATCTATTACCGTAAACGTCAACTTTGTGTAGCGTCCATTACTAGCAACAACCGAAGTCGGTATAAAGTACAAAGAATTTTGCGAAACATTCGACTTTAACTCAACTAAATAATAAACAAGGTCTTGTGCAATAGTTTGACGCTCGGCAATAGTAACGTAGATACTTTGCGTAACGTCGACTGGTATAGCTCCGGATTTGGCGTTTCTTATTTGTAACATCTATGTAATATATAGGTATAACCGAATTGTTTGAAATAAAGAAGGGAACGCGCAATACGTTCCCCTCCTTGTATATATTCTCAACTCGCTTACGCAGTTGTGATTGTTAGGTCTGCTTCGTCTGAAAGTCCATCGAATGGGAACTTTGCAGTACCAGCACCAGCCGAAGCTGGTAATATGTACAACGGATCTTTCTCCATAGCCGTAAAGCTAAGCGTTAGACCGTTCATATCTGAACGAGCCGCACCCGTTGCAATCGAGTCACCTCCCGTTAAGTAACAACCGTCTTCGATTCCCACAAGGAATACGTTGTCGTTGCTATCTTGTACGAAGATTTGAGCACGATTTTTTGAGATTAAACCAAGCTGATATAAGTCAGCCGCTACTACTTTATGTAATACTACGTCTAGTGTTTGGTTGAACATTACCGAACCCGTCGCTTTGTCAGCACTTACCGCCGACGTAAACGAACTAAGATCAGTAACTAAGTCGTACTTGAAAACTGTAACCGCACCACCGGAAGCAATATCCCAGTTTGCGAAACCAGCAGTTTCAATTGTGTACGAACTCGCCGTCACCGTAGCTTGGGCAAGAATGTCCGAACAATAGTCGCTACAAAAATAGATAGCTTTTAAACCTCCGATTGAATCGCGGCAATCGATTCCTCTAGCCGCTGTAATTGAACAAGCCATCTCTTAATGTTTTAAATATTAACTAAAGTTGAATCCTACAACACCGTCACCAGGTACTGCAACGTTTACACCAACGCCGAAACGCATCGCAATTCTTACGTTATCTGATCCGTCGTATTGGTATACTGGAATCACTTGCGTAGAAATGTCAGCAGTATAGTTGTTAGAACCTACTACGATGTTCTCAGGGTAAGTGAACGCAATAACGTCTACTGTGTTAGGGATACCGGCAGTTGGGTAAACTGGGTAGCCTAAGTAAGTAGAGCCTTGTAGATCTTGGTTGTAACCTGGACCTGTGTTTTGCGCCGCTTGAGCTTGTAGGAAGAATGCGTATGCTTCGTAAGAAACGTAGAATCCTACGCCTGGCTTTTGAAGGATACCTGGAACTTCTGACGCTTTTGCGAATACTGTGTTAAGAGCCGCTAGGATTGTAGTTGCTGAGTATGCATCTGCACCAGTATCAGCTTCTTGGAAGTCCTTCATAGCAGAAGCATCGATACCGCCTTCGTCAACTGTTCCGTCATCTGAAAGAAGTCCAACTCCGAAAGGTGCTGCACCAGTCCAAATTAAAGACTCAAGATGAGATCCCGCCTTAGTAGCTACTGTTGAAAGTAGGAAGTCAGTAAACTCAACCGGAAGGTCGCCGTCACGATTCATAGAACCTTGAGCCGCGATGAATGTCGGGAAGATAGTACCGCGACAAATCTCTTCGTTTACTCTAAGGTCTGAAAGAGTCACAATTGATTCAGTTAATGAAGTGTTCGCTTGGTCGTTAAATCCACAACCAGCCGCAACGATAGGATCGTCAACGCCTAGGTTACTGATAACCGCTTTGTGTTGTACACCTTCAATAAGGCGACAACGATTGTTTGCGATAGTTTCTGCACCTAGTAAAGCCGCCGTTACATATGGCAAACTTAACTCACCCGCATAGGTGTTGTCAGTTACAGTAATATCGAAATCGTATTTTTTCAAATTACTCATAATAATTATTTGTGAGAGTTAATGATATGTAGCGCACGTTCTACACCGTTTAAACTTTTCTTTTCCGACTTGTGCTGAGTCGAAAACTTGTTAGGAGAATGCTTTACGCCTTCAGACGCTGGTTCTTCCTCCAATGCTTTTAGTCTTGCTTCGATACTTGCAAACGCTTCCTCGATAACTTTCGCGAGTTCGTTTTCTTTCTCTAGCTCTACTTCAATTTCTACCTCTACTTCGGCTTCAACTTCCTCAGTTGGTTCTTCGCTTAGTTCCTCTTCTACTACCTCTTCTTCCTCTTCCGATACGTCGTAAGTAGCAAGAACCATATCAACGATAGCCGTTGCAGTTTCTTCGTCTAGGTTAGGGAATGCTTCAAGAAGTGCAGCAGTTGCTAGTTCTCTATTCATCTCTACCTTGTTTTCAAGATCCTCAGACATTTCTTCTTTGTCTTCGTTCTTTAGGTCTTCGTCCTCGCCCATTGTTGCAAGGCGTGAATCTTCGTTTACCGAGATAATCGTTCCGTTGTCAAGAGTGTACTCCCCAGCGTCAATTGCGTTTACTTCTCCGCTATCATCTAAGACGCGAACTTCAACACCTGGTTCGAAACTCTCTGCTTCGGTAACGATAACTCGTCCGTCATCAAGACGTTCTTCGGCGTACAACTTCACTTGCGGAAGTCCTAACACCTCTCTGATTTTTTGGATTGTACTCATTATCGATAATTTATTGTATATATGTAAGTATTCTACTTGTTTATTTTTGTCGCGTAAAGTATCGATCCGTTTAAGTACACCGTTTCGAACTCGTTAGTATTGTGGAATATTTCGCCGTACATCTTAGCGGCTTGGAAGCTCTTAAATAGTGGCATTCCGTTTAACATCGCGTCGGGCTTTACTTCTTCTAGTAGTATCTCCTTTAGTTGCTCGATGATAATCTTGTCTTCCGGACAATTCTTACATAGTTTGCCTTTCATCATTTCTACGAGCTTGTCAGTAAAGTAACCCTCAATGCTATAACCGCGTAGTTGCTTGTTCTTTACTTTTTCCCATACGTCGTCGTTGTAAACTTTCGAAGCTATCATCCAAGTCCCGACCGGAAGGTTAAACCCATACAAAGCAGACTTGTCTTTCTCCGAGTCTTCCACCAACCACGACTCGACAAACGTGATGTTGTTGACTGGCTTCTCGTGTTCCTCGGTAGCTTCGTTTGTTCTTTCTTCGCGCATAAACTTCTCCATAATTTGACGCACCGTTTCTTTAGAAAAGTAAACGTCATACTCTTCGTTGTTTTCGTCTAGGCGCATTATAAGTTTATCCGGAATCAAAGCCGGTCCTATGACCATTCTCTTTTCTTCGTCTAGTGCAAACTCTACCTTCTTTCCTACGTCTTTAGAAAAGAACACGAAGTCCGTTTCTATTGCTGGGAACTTAACAAGCGATACGGCTTCTACACCGCTCATTTCTTGTTCTTCGTCTATTAGTAGTTCAACAGTCTTTCTCATACTCTTAATTATACTTTTTGCTTTCTTGTTTATTTATAGACTAGCGCGGTTCTGCAACTCTTGTTGTAATGCTTGTGCAGACGCTATGTCGTTTTGTAGCACGTACGCTTGAACGGCTGGAAGTTCTAGTGTCCCTTCTCCGAAACTACCCGCTAAATCCGGCGTTAGTGCTAGTTGTGTTTGTGCTATCGTAGAACCTCCTCCACCTCCGCCACCAAGCGACGGTGTAGTTGTATTAATTCCTTCCGCACTTGCTCCGGCTTGGTTCATTATCCCTTTAATAGAAGCGAAGCCACCTAGAACGATAGCTAACATTTGAGCCGTAAAGCCAGGTGCAGTAAATACCGCTCCAGGACCAGTAGCCGTGGCTGATTGTTGCGCACCTCGTATAGCTTCCGACATTGCTATTCCTTGATTGACTAGCACTTGCGCAACCGCTAACTTCCTCTGCCCTTCTTCGGTTTTTGCTAATGCTTTTAAGACATCAAAGGACGCACCTACTACGCTTATTCTTGCGCTTCTTATCGCATTAGCGGCAGCTTGTTCTTGTGCTATTTGTTTTTGCCTTGCTTGTTCTGCTTTAGCGTATGCTTCAGCTTGTCTTGCTGCGGCGTCAGCAGTTGCTTGATCTATTACCGATTGTCGTTGATCTGCGTATTTTTTCTCTATTGCAAGACGGTCTTCTTGTAGCTTTTCTCTTAGTCCTTTTTTAACCTCTTCTCCACTTGCTAAAGCTAACATCTCAGCAGTCAATAATTCTTGAGCCTTTTTATCAAATGCTTCTAGTTCTAGTTCCTCTTCGGTTTTTAGATAGTCGCGTAGGTTTTGTATTTGTTTGTCCTCCTCCTCTTGCATCTTTCTTTGAGTTTCCTCAATTTGTCTACGCTTTTCTTCTTCGGCTTCTTTAATCGCTTGTGCTTCTTCACGGGCTTTACGTATAGCCTCGTTTCGAATTGTGTTTATCTTGTTGTTTAGCGTCGTTTGCAATTCAGCCGACTCCGTTCTGATATTTATGAGGTTGACTTCTAACTGCGCAAGGTTGTCAAGATCTTCCTCTGAAGAGTCAGACTGCGCTGCCTTTTCTCTAGCTATATTCAGTTCTTCTTCTGCGATACGTTGACGTTCCGCCATTAACCTCTTCTCAATATCAATCGCTTTTTGTGCCGCTTCTAGCCTTTCGTCAAGTGTCTTATTTGTGTCCTCTGCAATAAGGTTGTACTCTTTAATTTGTGCGCGACCTTCTGCGAATTGCACGGACAATTCTCGAGTAGCAGTACGTAAGGCTTGAGTCCTTCTTTCAAGCTCCATAGCCTTATCAATTGCGTCAGACATCGTGCCTGGTAGCTTAGACATCTCCTCGTTGTAATTCTCTAGTGCTTGTTGCGTTCCACCAGTAAATAACCCTACAATAAAAGAACCGGCTGCTTGGAAATATCCAGTAACCCTTTCAACTATTGCACCGAGAGCCGCCATTCCGACTTTAATTGCGTTCGCGGCTTTTCGTGTACTAGCAAAAGCCGACACAAGCGCAACAACACCAACAACTAAAGCACCAATACCCGTGGCTATGATAGCCGTTCTTGTTAGCTTTAACCCTTTAATAAAAGCCTTTGTACTATTTGCCGCTTGTCTAAAACCAGTAACTGCGCCGTTAGTCATTTTATCCAATGAGCCAACAAGACCGTCAACGGCTGATCCTAAACCGTCAGCTTTTTTACCAATATTGTCTAAGCCTTTCTCAGCGTCTTTAGTACCCTTAATTGTAATCCCTACGTCGATTTGTTCAGCCATTTCTACGTGCTTTTATACCTTGTTTTATTTTCTTGAAGAACCTACGAAATCCGGTGTCTTCATAGTAACCATATAAAACAAGCGAATACATATCCGTGATAATCTCGTTGTGTTGTGCAACCTTTAGCGTATTGGGTATTGACTTCCCTACTTGATCTATAAAGTTTCTCATTCCTCTTCTAGTATGCTATTGTTTTCAGTTAGTAT